GTCCATCGCAATTAAGTTGGTTGGAGACACTTAGAGATTCAAATACTGGCGCGTCTGTGGTGTTGAGATTTTGGTCGAAGACGGGATCTGATCCCGTGACAGCGGCATGGCTGGCCGCGTGAGCGGTCGGGGTGCGGGAGTCGGAGAGTCTGGCATCATTCCCCTGACAGGCAGTTCCTGCCGTGGTTCCGTAGCTTACTGTCAGAGTGCGGTCTGCCGTTAGGTTTCCACCACCTGTCAATCCCGTTCCAGCACTAATACTTCGGGATGTCGGGACTCCTCCGATATTGGTTAATGCGGTTGCGGGATTTGAGACATCTGACAGATTGTTGACCTCAAGCAATGCCCCTTGTGCCGTCAAAAGCCCGCCCACATTGATTGTCCAAGCTGTAAATGGCCCACCACTCCCGTCTACGGTCTCGACGTTGACTACCAATGTCGTTCCAGAGTAGCTGGTAACAATACCGTGCATATGACGGGCTGCATCGTATACAATGGTAACGTCTTGTGTCGGGGTGTAGCTGAGTCCAGATTGTACAGTGAACGTCTTAGAACCAGTGGTTAGGGAATGGGAGCTTGTAGAAGTTGTTAGGTAGCGGTCTCCGCGATTTGCCAGCGTAAATGCCGTAGTGGCAATTTGGGTAGTATCAGTTCCAGCCGATGCAGTGGGTGCTGTCGGGGTTCCAGTGAGAGCGGGAGATTCGGTGGGAGCGGCTCCAATATCTGATGGAACAATATTAGCACCAGCCCATGTTGCGGGATCTGTCGCCTTCCACCCGTTGTCCCAAGTAATTAAATCTTCGGGATTGGCACCAGACTGGGTCAAGTCAGATAGCGGATGAGTATGGGAAGCTGCCGCCGCCCCAATATCGGTTGGTGTCGCCGTGGCTCCAACGGTCACCCGTCCTTTGGTGTCTACCGTTACTTTCGTATAGGTGCCCGCGCTCGCGCCCGAAGCGGACAAGGTGGGATTGGGATAGGTTCCCGTAAGATCTCCCCCAGCGGGGCCGCTGGGTGCTGTAGAGATTGTTCCCCATTCAGGGGCTGTGGCCCCGCTGTTTACTTTAAGGATTTGTCCCGCGCTTCCAATTGGGAGTCGTGTATTAATTCCAACGCCCCGATACAACATATCACCCTGAGTGGTGAGGGTGGATTCTCCCGCTCCCCCCGAAGTGCCATAGCGCGGCAATACCTGCCATCCACGGGTAGATCCCGTATAGATTAGGGTGAAATACGCTCCTTCGACGTTACAGACCAGATTCTCTTCTAGGCTCTCAATCCGAGATCCGTTGCGGGCAATCGTAAGTGGATTTGTGTCAAAGGTTTCGGAAAAGTCAAAGATGTCTACCGCGTCACCATTGCTTGGATTAAGCGGAAGAGTAAGTGTAAATGCCCCTCCAGAAGTGTCGGCTGCGATTAGATCTGCTGCCTCTAGGGTGCGGGCTGACGAAACTACAGTGTAATTGATATCGGGCTGCGGGCCAGTCTGCCCAACAGGCCCCCGTTCGATGACCTCAATGATCTCGATTTCTCTCTCTGTAATTTCGATGACTTCTTGAGGCATTAGCTTCGGGCGATTTCCTCGTAGACCTTGGCCTTACCTGTGGCAAATGCGATGTAGGTGTAGCCTTGGCTTAGTTCGATTTCGTAGACATTGTCTCCCGCCGTCAGATTTGACGCCTGAGTGGCTGTCATTACTATTTCGATAGTTCCGTCCGCTCCCAGCGTAATCCCGCTTCCTGCGGTCAATGTGAGCAAACTGGCACTATCCTTGGCGCACTCCCGAATAACCATGGAGGCCCCGTAGCCCGAAAGATTGACAGGGACATTGCTCTTCCCCTTGCAGGACTTTGTTAAATAGCGGAATTTTGCCGTCCAAGTTTTTCCTTGGACAATCTCAATGTCTCGCTCAAGTCTCCAGTAGTTGGTCATTGGAAGAGGGGAATTCGATAGCTGTTGGTAACACCGTTGGTAATCACGCTAACTTCCATCCAAGCCACCGCCGTGTTGAATCCAATTCCATTGACATTGGCCGAATTTGTGGGGGAGGCGTTGGTCGAGAAGATTGCCCTCTGGAATCCAGCAGCATTAGTGTTGGTGAGGGCAGCAAGCGGGATGCCGAGGTTGGTGCGGGTGGCGGAGGAGTTGGTTGCGTTGTTAAAACTAATGGCATTGTAAAACAGGTGAGAAGCCCCAGTTCCAAACTCAACAAGAGCGTTTGTTGTTTGGCGAAGAACGATTGAACCGCTGGTATTCTCAACCGAAACATCATCTTCCCCTGATTCTGTTAGCGTAATGTCTGCAAAAGTCACATCATTGGTCGCCCCCAACTCAATTGCGCTGCGGAAGTTGGTGACGCTGGTGTTCGTGAGCCAAGTTGCGCCAAGACCAAGGTTGGTTCGGGTGGCATCGGCTTGTGTATTTGTATAAAAATTTATTGGAGTGTTTAATGTAAAGCCAGCGACAGAAAAATACCCAATTTCTGAATTTGTTATTCTAACAATCAAAGCGCGAGGCCCTTGTGGAGTAGAGCCAACTTGAAGCATTGTTAAGGAGTCACTAAAAACAACCCTATCAAGTCCATTAATAACATTGAAATCTACAGTATTCGTCGCACCTAATCCCAAATTTGTTCTGCTTGCCGCCGCGTTGGCTGCGGCATTAGTGCCAGCGAAGTAGATGGGTTCAACAAATGCAACATTGTGATTAAGCTGCCACACATTCTCGTAGTAGACAAACTCCACCGCCTCGTCAAAACGGGTCATGGTGATTAGATCGTTGGTCGATCCCGCCTGTCTTACCCTTGTCATGGTATTGGTCGGGCCTTGATGGACGACTAACGCAATGTCTCCCGCGAAGGACGTTCCGTTGGTCGGGAGAACAATCATATTGGTCACATTCGGAACCCATGGACTATCCAAGCTGTGGATGTGGAGAAGTCGGGCTCCAACGATGTTTGTCGTAGAGTTGGTGGTTGGCTGGGACTCAATAAACTGCGCCACAATCGGGGCCACTTGCCAGAAATTGGTCGGGCTTACCACTACTCCATTGGTGTTGACAGAAACAAGGCCAGTGCCAGCATTGCTGTTTGTAAGGGCCGACCAGCCAAGGCCGAGATTGGTGCGGGTGGTGGCTGCGGCAACTCCTGTAAAATAAATTCCATCAGAAGTAACGGCGGTTTCATTTGATCCAGCAGCAACTTCCAAGCTTCCAGCAAACAAATCTCCAGTAATCGAAGCTCCGCCAAAAACTGGCTGGGCATTAGTTCCTAGCCCAATCGCCGTTCTAAAATTCGTGACGTTTGTGTTTGTGAGCCATGTCGCCCCCAATCCAAAGTTCGTCCTTGCTCCACCAGCCGTGGTGGCTCCACTTCCGCCATTAGAAATAGCAATTGTTCCAGTAATGTTGGTGGCCTGAATATTGGTTAGATTGACCGCATTACTGGAAGAGAGATTACTCAATACCGTAGAGGATGGTTGAAATGCGGATGCGGGATTTGTCGCGACTGTTCCCAACCCCAAGCCAGCGCGAGCATTAGATGCATCGGCGCTCCAGAAGTTGGTCGGCTGAACTACTGCATTGTTGGTTCCCACCAAAACATTGCGGGTTTGCGCGTAGCCAGAAACAACCAAGGCTCCAGAGATAATTAGGGAAATTAAGTTTTTCATTGAGTTACATTAGTCGTTTCCACACCCGCTTTGTTCCTGTCTGACTTTCATAGTCATTGGGCCTGATAACAAAAGGATCATTTTCGGCGTCAGTTCCATTGGTTAGTTGATAGATGGCAGGAATTCCACCAATGACCAAGAATAGCACAATCCCCACAGCATAGGTTCCGCTGACAGTATTAAGAGAATCAAGATCGGTTGCTGCTCCGCCAGTCAATCCAGTAATGGATGGTTCAACCCGAAGAATATTAACGCTGGGAGTGGAAATCGGAGTCGAAGCAACTCCAATAACGCTGGAACTTGGGATAGGAATACAGATCTTGCTCATCGAGTTACCTCTGGTGAAATGATAACATTGCCCTGTAGGATGCGAGTTGTGACGGCCCCGTTGTATAGCTCAAGGTCATATACGGCCTTGTCACAGACCGAGAGGGTTGCCGTGTCAGATGCCGAAATAAAGAGACGAATAGATCCCGTAGACTCATTTAGAACAATTCTACCATTGGTTGTGGATAGTTCAAGGATTAGAGCTTTGGATTCGGGCTTTGACCTGATGTGCATCTTGGCGGTATATCCAGCCAAATTGACAGGAGCAGAAGGCTCGCCAGTCTCATAGAAAAGCGTCTGGTTAAAAGTCGCCCCCTGAAAGATACAAATGTCAGCTTCGGCAATAGGTAGTTGAGCCATAGAAAAAATCCAGCGTAGAGTCTACCATTGCCTTCGCAAAGTCAAGGACTGTTTGAGCTTCTTGAAAGTCTCTTTATTAATTCTCTTCTTCTCTTCTATTGCCTCAGATCCTGCCATGGCTCCGAATACCTTTCGGGCCACGAAGAGTCCTACGGCAAAGGAATCGAATAAGTCGGGGGACTTTCCTATCCGCTTTTTCATGTCCGTCTTGGACTCAATAATGATCTTCCGCGTCCTTCGGGCATATTTTCTCTGAGTCATCTCCCACGCCAAATCAGGTGTAATTCCCTTGAGTTGCTCGCACTCTAAGAAATAGCGGGCGGCGAAACAGAGTTCACTAGCCATGTTGTGGAACAATTCTTTGCCGACTTGGGGTTTTCCAGTGACTTCGTTCCTCATGGCGTATTGGGCGCTAACAGGGAGATCCGAGGCTGCTCCAGCAAAGGATACCGCATGCCACCCCTTCAGTAGTTCCCGTTCCCCGATAGACCAGAAGATGCCACCAGCCGAGGCGTCTACTCCTATCCATTGGTTCGGGATTCCCAACTTGATAGAAAGGTCGCTAATCTGTTGGATCATCTCGTATTGGAAGTCCTCCTGCGACCCCGCCCTTCGATTAAGGACATACTGCTTTTCTACAGCTATCGCCCATTTACCAGAAATTAGCTTCCCATATTTAAGGTGGGTAAAGACAAAGCGGTCTCCGCCCTCCGTGTAACTTGGATCGACCCCTGCTATATCTTTCGGGGTTCCATCCCAAATAGGTTTGTCCAAGGCTCCATGTCTAGCCAGAAGTATATCCGAGACAATCGTGGAATCATCGGCATCTGCGGGTGGCCAGAAGCCCCTGAACTTCCGCCAGAACTGGGGGTTAAGTTCTCCGAGTTCCTTTTTGGCTAGAGCCACATCATTGGGTTTTGGAAGGAAGGGATAGCGAAGTCCCTTCCCCTGTTCAAAGGCTTGTTGGTTGGGGTTGTCTTTTTCCGAGTCAAAGCGGATACAGATTCCCTCAATACCAGCCACCCGTATTTTCCAATTGGAAGTATCCTCGTCCACGCTCATCCAACCCTTGATCGGTTCGCAGAACTTTCCGTGGGGGTCGAAGATGGATGCGGGGTTGCCTGCTCCGACAACATACAACTCTTGTGCGCCCTTAAATCCCCAGATTGCTTCGTTGATCACCGAGGCCGAACAGTTGTGCGTAACAATGCCATCACCGATATAGGTGTGATGCCCCTCTACATTCATTGACCACACTGGCCCACAATATGGCTCTTTTTCAACACTGATGGGAGTCCATGCCTTGTCATATCTTTTAACGTTTCCGCTGGTCTTGCCATTAAGAGCTACGGCTGAATCAATAACATGCATTCCGTTCATCAAATTACATGCTCTAATTTGAACCAATCGGCTCATTGGAAATTGTTGGATTCTGCCCTTTCTGTCTGTTGGTGCGCCACGGTCAATGAGTGGATATTCGATTTTTCTTCCGTAAAACTCTAAGCATCGTTTGGCGTTTTCTGTTAAGTCTCCCATTTTAATCCAGAAGTTATCAATTCTTTCCTGTCCAGCACCCCCCTCATGCCCACGATCAACATACATCACTTCGGGGATTCCAAATTTTACGGAAGTGAACGCTTCTGCCATCAGCGCATCTTGTTTGTTATCAAACACATCAAGAACCCAAGAGCAATCCCCGCCCTCCTCAAATAGTCTTCCAGAAACTCCAAATACTCCAGTTTTGTCTCCGCCGTGTCTTTTGGACGTTGTGCCGACCCTGAAAGAATTTCCTCGCTTCATTAAATACAAAATTGTTTTCCCGTCTAATGCTGGGCCAATTTTTGCAACACAAATATGATCTGGCGTATATCGTGTTGTAAGTCCCGTAGCAGTCGAAACTCTTATGAGATTTCCGTCAAAATCTTTTCTGCATACTCCGCTTATCTTTCGACCACTACCAAAAATATGAGATTTGTGGTGCGTGGTGACGAAGTCTCCATCCTTTAATTCTTCAATATTCACCTCGCCGCGATCTGGTGTTAAAACCTTTGTTCCTTCGGGCTGACAGTCTTGTAACTCGTCTATAATCAACACAATGCGCCGATTCTTTTTACCCTGAAGACGTTTCTGGGCATCGTCTTTGTATTCATCGCCAGCCGCAAGGAGCATGATGGATGAGGCGTCACTTACGCCAGTCTTTGGGTCGATAATGGCCCCCTCTTCTTCGGAGAGTTTGATGATGTCCATGGATTCAATGAGCCGTCCTGAAGCAATTCCGAGGTTTCGGGCTTCGCGATACATCTTGACCAGAGCAGCCCAGATACGCTGTTTTGCGTCAATCTTACTAGTAGACACCACAATGCACATTGTGTTGATCGGGTCGCAGAACCAATTAACCAAAGCAAATGCCGCCATGCCGTAAGATTTTCCAGAGTCTGTTCCTCCCGCTAGTCCAGTCACGCCCCTGACAAACTTGTTACCAGATGCCTCGTCTTCCTCAAAGACTTGAGCGCAGAATGCTTGGGCGGCTAGTTCTGCCCATTTATGCCATTGGAAGGTGGGCCAGATGGCAGAAACGATATTGCGATAGTGGCGAGCCTTGCCAAGCCCTCCTTCTTCGGGGGTTAGCCCCATAAGAAACGCATCCATTTCGATACGCAGGGGTGTAATCGCCTGCCCATCCTTGGATAGCCACAGCCTTCCGTATTTTTCTATCCCCTGATCTTCTGTTGCCATCTGAGAAATTTCTACTAAACTAATCGGTATGGCTGGACAGCGCAAGAACAAGATCGACTGGGACTTACCAGAAAACAGAATCAAGAAGCAAAATGCCTTCCGACTTTATGTCGCTGGCAGAGGAACCAAGGAGATTATGACCGAACTTGGCTTTACCTCACCCCCACAGCTATCCAGATTTGTCCACAGCGAGAAGTGGGACAAACATGCCGAGACTTGGCGGGCTAATCCCGAACAAGAAAACCTCTATCCTTGGGAGATCGAAAGACCCAATCAGCTTATTCCCGCTCCACCAAAGATGGAGACCATGGACAAGGAGAAGCGAATGCAATGCGTCAAAGCGTTCTCCATGTTTTGCTCTGGTCGCAACGTGCCAGATATTGCTTCGGATATCGGCGTTAGCGTGTCCACGATCAATCTTTGGAAGGAAACCCAGCGGTGGGTGGCGTGTCGCGAGAGACTTGCAAACGACCAAAATCCCGCGCCTTGGGAGAACGACGATGTTCCTACCCTCCTCTCCGATATCACAGCATCGATTGAGACCATGAAGAAATCGATCAAGTTTCTGACGGGCAAGGTGTTGGTCAAGGCTGCTGATGCCGCGCAAGACCTAGACGGCATGGAAGCCCTTGGCATGATGCGTAATATTAAACAATTGGCCGAAGCTGCATCTATCAACTTTAGCGATGGTAACAACCAGCAGAATGCGGTTCAGATCAATATCGCCACCAAACTGGAATCGTTAAAGATCCCAGACAACAACACCTACGAGGCCGAATTGGTAGTCAGTGAGTAGCTTGAGATTTTGCTACAAGGATAAAAGCTACGTCCCATCTCTTGGGTGGGTGGTTAAATGTCCTGTGACTGGGGAAACCATTGAAGGTGGAGATTTTTGGGACATGGTTAAGAACTGCGAGAAGAAGATTATGGAGCGGGGTTTGGTGCCACCCACTGATCTTGTGCCTCAGATAGAGAATGCACTCTGCGAACGTTTGGCTGGATCTCGTCAGTGCGTTCCCTGCTCCAGCGTTAAGCAGACCTTGGGCTTCGGAGAGATCGTTCGCTGGGTCAAGGCCATGTACAACTTTGCCGCGAAGTCCCAATTCCAATTAGTGAATCAAGAGGAAGCCGAACGCCGCGCCAAGATCTGTGCCGCCTGCCCCCATCAAATTTCTACCTCTGGATGCTGGGGATGCAAGGGAATTGCGGGAATGCTTCCAGCTATCGCAGGAGCCCGAAAGACCAGCTATGACGGCCAGCTAAAGGCTTGTGGGGTCTGCGGGTGCTTTAATGCGGTGAGCGTCCACCTTCCTCTGGATGTCCAACAGGACGCCCATCTCAGCTTTCCCGACCATTGTTGGAAGAAATCTCAAAACGAGTAATTGCCTTGTTGAAGCTCATGGGGGCAACACCTGTTGGCCCCTCACGATGCTTCGCCACAATAAATTCCACGGTGGGATGCTGGGTGTGATTCTTGGCATCTTCTTCGTCGCAATGAAGGATCATCACCATATCGGCGTCCTGTTCGATGGCACCCGATCCCTTGAGGTCTGAAAGACTCGGTCTGCCTCCGCGTTTTTCGGGATCGCGGTTCAACTGAGCTAGTACCAAAACTGGTACACGCAAGGTCTTGGCCAACTCCTTGATCCCGCCGCTAATCTCTTCGACCTCGTTGACGCGATTATCCTTGGATCGTTTACTGTCTCCGCGCAGCAACTGGAGGTAGTCGATAATGATGAGATCCAACGGTTCTTTCTGGTGGGCGCGTCGAGCCACGGCCTTGATGTAACCAATGGACTTTCCAGAAGTGTCATCGCACAAAATCTGGCTATCACGAACTTCGGCATAGGCGCTGGCCAGACTGTCGCGTTGATATTTGCTAATGGACTGGGCAAGAATGTCTGCCGCCCTGACCTTTGCCCGACTACGAATCATTCTCTCCATCAGACTAACGCTAGTCATCTCAAGCGAAAAGATAAGGACTCGTTTCTGAGCGTCCAAGGCAACATGTTCTGCAATCTGCATGGCTGCACTGGTTTTACCAACTGCTGGTCGGGCCGCTAAGACAATCATGTCTCCTCCGCGCATACCAAACATCAGGAGATCATCCACTGGCACCAAGCCCGTTCGTACACCGATCTTGGGCTCGCCCCTCATGGTGGATTCGATGTTATCCAGAGCCCTTTCAACCACCGTCTTGATGGACAGTTTCTCGCTGTCATCGATCAGGTAATCAGCCCGCATGACCGAGGTCTCCGACCAGTTCTTGAGTTCTTCCAGCTTTAGCTCGCGGTCACGGGCTTTGTGAACCATGTCACCAGCCAACATCTCAAGGGAGCGGCGATAGCGAGCCTCCTCAAGCTGTGGGAAATACCTTCTCCAACTATGGGAGCTTTGACAGTAGGCAGCAATCTCTGCCAGCGTTTTGTCTCCTCCAGCATCTTCTAGGGTGCCGTTGGCATCCAGATCGCTCTTGATGGAGATGTAATCAGCGTGGATAGATTTGCCCACCACCCGAAGAAACGACTGGAAGATCAGCTTATGCTCGTAGAGATGGAAGTGATCCTCCCTAAGAGTCGAGAGCATTTCCCTCTGTTCATCAAGTTGTGCGTGGAGAAAACAGGAAAGAACGGCGCTTTCCGACGATTGATCGAAGATTGATTCGTTGTTCACGAAGGGTTAGACAGCGCCTTGGGCCTTTCGTTCAGCCTTTCTTGCGAGAATTGCTTTCATGGCATCGCTGCGGCGTTGGCGCTCTTCGGGGGATAGAATCCGCCTCTTCTTATTCGCCTTAGATGGCGAGTTATTTTTGCGCTTCAGAGGGGTTTTTTTCTCACTCGCCACATCTGGCGACTTACGCATCACTTGCGATAAGTTATCACAAACTGTTAACTTTTGTGCATCATTGTTGATGTTTTGTTCCAATCCCATGGAATTCGATGGGATATCTAATCCCGTGGAATCTGACGGCATTGGAAATCCCGCAATAGCCATTTTGTGGAGAGACCCATCTTTGCACCCATGGACAACCAAAGCTTCGTTGGATACCGTTCTATCGGGACAGATGACTCCTTGGATGGACTGCGCTTCAGGGTCTTCGGCAAAAAACACGATCTTACCATCCTTCCATTGGTAGTTGACGCTCTTCCAGTAGGACTTTATCAACTCTGTATTTCGTCCATGCTGCAAGAACACCCACCTACATCTGACATCCCAAGGCTCTGGAACCACTCCAGAAGTGCGGTAGGCAACATTGTAGTTGTACAGACTGGCTGCGAGCCCGCAATAGTCCAAAAACTTTGCAGGATAAATGGCACTACCGACAATCAGCCTATAAACGTTTTTCCCATTGGAAGCCATTCCCCCACCAATAAGTGAGCCCATAATTTTATTCGGCTCCGATTTAAATTCTTTTTCCAGCTTATCCACCCAGTCCTTGGCCATTGGAACACAGTCTGGCTCCCAGAAATACCAAGGCTCTTGGTAGCGGTAACAATGGGTTGAGGCATCGCTGAACATCTGGTTGGGACCAAGAGGCCAGCCATTGAACCCGTCTTGGGCAACTATCCTACCAACCTCTGGAAAGCTTTTCTTCAGTTCTTCGGTGATTTCATGGGTCAGCGCCGTTTCTTCGGGCGCACACACAATGGCCTTGTGGCGCATGTTGATACCCATAGCGGTAATCGCCTTGGCCGAAAGCAAGGCCAACTCCGCATCTCCGTTGTGGTAGGCAAAGACAATATTCACGCCTTCTCCTCGTCATCGAAATGAAGCGGCCATGTTGGATGGGTTGGGTCTTCCATACGGACGCGGACGTTCTTGTAACCCTTAACTATAAGAGCGTTGGCCACATGCTTGGCTTCGTCTTTGGATAGGTTGTGGTTGTGGAGTTCGACTACTTTATCGCCACTACAAACTAGGTATTTGCTCATTTGCTTCTTCTTTTTTTGTCTTCTGCTTGGTTGATGTATTTGGTGAAAGCTTCGGCGCATTCTTGCGCGAGTTCAAGTTCTTCGGGAGCGAACCAGTAGCCGTTGCGCTCTGCGGCCAGTCGCTCCATGGGCATAGGGGTTCCTCTACGGAACCGTGGGCCAACCACGAATGGGGAGACGGAGTCTTCATTGATAATAGTAAGGACTACTTTGAACTTGGGCATTTGGGATACTCCGCCCAGTAGTTAATCACACGTTCAAGGACATGTCCAACTCCGCTCCACCCATGGACTGGGTCGAAATAACTTGCTGCACGAAACGGAGGATTGCTATCTTCGTTGGCAATCAGATAGACGCCGCTGTTGACGGGTTGGTTGTCTTGGTATTTATTCCACTGTAATTGCATAAAGGTATGACAAGAAAAACACCGCTTCGTTCAAAAATCCCATTGAAAAGATCGCAGGGCCTCAAGCGCGGCGGACGGTTGCGGAATGCATCCCCCAAGCGCCAGCGTGAATACAAGGAGTATGCAAAGGTTAAGCAAGCCTACATGGCTCTCCACCCAATTTGCGAGCGGTGCAAGAAAGCCAAAAGCCAAGATATCCATCACAAAGCTGGGAGAGTTGGGCAATGGCTTTGCCGTTACGAGTTTTTTGCGGCGGTGTGTCGGGGTTGCCATGACGAAATTCACGCTAATGGGGCATTGGCCCGCAAGCAAGGCTGGATTATTGATACATTTCATGCTCTTCCAAATCAGGGGGCAATGCCTTTAGAAGTTCAATCTCATAGCCAAAATCAGGCTCATAGCAACGAAGAATAGGATTCCAAATCTTTCCTTTGGGCTTGGTTAGGTTGCGATAAGCATCCACCACATTGACCCAGCTTGTTTCCAAAGGTTGATTCCATTCACGGGCTGGGGGGAAGTTCCAAGGATAGGGACGCGGTGGATAGGAAACGCAACCAGTGACAACAATTGCTAGGATTGCTCCTTGAATTCGTAGAACCATAGCTCCTCCTCGCTTTCACTAACCCAACGACTTCCTGTGGATTCACAACTAAACTCCTGACTAAAGACTTTCCAATCGGGCTTAGCGTCGAACTTCTTGGCAATAAACGATCCCCCGTCCATCCAAAGGACTCGGTTGTTGGGTTGTAAAAAGAATTGACCACCTCCGCGAAATACATGGCCGCATTTATGACCAGCAGCCGCCTCCCCGTAGCCCGATTGATACTGCGGCCCAAGCGCCCAGTCCAAGGTAAACATATACTGGGCTTTATGGAGAGTGCGGTCTTTAAGCATGATGTTCGCCGCCCTGTTCTTACAATAGTCAATGATTCCAGCAGAACAATAGTAGCTCATTGTGTCCCAAAGTTGTATCCAGTCCAGAGGATAGCTGGTTCCGCCCGTTTCTTCGCTATGGAGATAATGGATCGGGAC